TCCCGCGCCCCAGGAACCGCCGTCCGGTCCGCTCACCACGCCGGCCAGCACCGGCGAGTTTTGCAGCACGAGTTCGCCCGTCCCGGTCTGTCCGTTCGAAAGATTGAGGCTCGAGATCTGCGCGCCGGCGACCTGATAGGATCCCGAGACGTTGACGATGCCGGCGCTAGGCGTCGGCTCGTTGACGCCGAGCGCGGTCACCGCGGCGGCGGCGGGGGCCGACTGGCCGATCGCGACGCCGTTCATCGCGCCGCCGGTGAAGGCGACGGCGTTGTCGTTGAGGCGCGCCGCCGGCCAGCCTCCCGCGCTTGCGCCGTCGTTGACGACGAGGCGGTTGTCGGTGGTGTCGACGACGACCTCGCCGATCGCGCCGGTGAAGGCGGCGACCTGGGTCGCGGTTCCCCGGCGAAGCTGAAGCTGTTCGGTCATGCGGCGAGCCCTAAATCGAGAATCCCGATGACGGCGCCCGGTCCGACCGTGCCGAAATCGTCGGAAAGAATGGGAGAGGCGGCGACCTGGCCGAGATCGAGCGGCATGCCGGAGGCGAGCTGCGCGGCAATCGGGTCGAGCGCGCCGGCGCCCGTGGTGACGTACGCATAGACCGCGCAATCGGCCAGGCTCTGCGCGCCGTGGCCGAAGACGTTGAAGCTCTGGAACTTGAGATAGAGGGTCTGTCCGATGAAGTTGCTCGGCAGGTCGTAGGCGACGACGGCGCCGTCCAGTCGCGCGAATTGCGCGCCCGCCGAATGCGCCGCCGGCGCGGTTCCATAGAGGCCGCGCTGCAGGCCCGTCAGATTGTAGGCGTGCGCTCCCGTCAACGCGGCGCTCTCATAGGCGATCATCTCGCCGTCGACCAGCGACCGGGTCGCGCCCTGCTGGGCGGCGGCCTGCGACGCGCCGCCGAGCGCGCCGCCGCTTTCGGCGAGCGTCACGGCGAGCGTATGCGTCGCGTCCCAGTTTTTCCCGAGCGGCAGATTCGCCGTGAGCACGCCCTGCCGCAACGGTCCGGTGATGGTCGCGATTTGCGTGAAGGTCGCGTCGTCGAGCGATACGAAGACATTGGCGCCGCCCCAGTTCGGATCCGCGACGCCGTTCGCGCCTCCCGAGGCGCCGATCCAGAGCTGCGGCGTCCCGTCCGTGAAGGCGGCGAGCGGCTCGAAGATCAGCGGCGCGTTGACGGGATCGGCGGCGGCGCCGCGGTTCGGGATCGAGGCGCCGCCCGAGGCGGTGGCGTTCTGGTAGAGCGCCGGCGTCGAAACGCCCACAGTCAATTCCTCGGCGGTGACTGTGATGAGGCCCTGATCGTCCTCCTCGAGCGCGGTGATGCGGACGGGATAGGCATTGAGGCCGAGGTTGGCGTCGCTGATCTCGACGACGTCCATCGGGTCGAGCAGGCAATATTCCCAAGAGAGCTTGAAGGCGAAATGAGCCCTCACATAGAGCCCGCGCTGAAGGATGGTCTGGGCGACGATCGGGCCGATGTTGATCTCGTCGCAGATCTCATGCGCCTGGATCGTCGAGCCGACCCGGGGGCCATAGAGCTCGATCTGCGACTGGTCGCGCGCCTCGACGGGCACCATGTCGTATTGGTTGGAGCGCGACAGGCACTCGATGCGCTGGATGGTCGGCAGCGAGAACGGGTCGACGCGCGACACCTGGACGGGATCCTTGTTGCCTTTTTCGTCGACGAAATCGAGATCGGTGAGGCTGTACAGCGGCGTCAGGTTGGGATTGAACGCCGTCGTCGTGGCGTAGCTGTAGGTGATCTGCACCGCCTGGCCTTCGTCGCCGGCCGCGAAGAGATAGGTCCCCGCGGGCGAAATCCCGTAGGTTCCCGCCTGCGTCGGTTGGCCTGAGCCGATGAAGCTCAGCGCTTGGGACCGAAGAGCGTAGGCGACGCCGCCGTCGGCGACGAATTGCGAGGCGCCGCAGACGACGATCGAGGGATAGCCGCCCAGCGCCGGCGTCGGGACCAGCACGGCGGCGGTCGTCGAAAGCGTGTTGCCCGCCGGGATGGCCGCATCGGCGTAGGGGATGAACTTGAGCTCGCCGCCGCTCCAGACCGCCGCGCAATTGAGCAGCTGCAGCCAGCGCGTCAGGATGCTCGAGGCCTGCTCCTGATCGGTCAGGGCGGGCGAGAAGGCGATGCCGAGCGCCTTGCAGTAAGTCTGCAACGAGGCGTCGCCCGAGGAGCCGAACAGGGTCGAGGCGGCGATGCTGGCCGGGTTGAAGCCGGCGCCGAACTGCGGGCTGGTCAGAAAATCGTTGATCACTTGCGCCGGGTCGGCGTCGATCCCGTTGACGCCATACCCGTGCCAGAGGCCGAGAACCTCGAAATTGTGGTTCGAGATCGAGGCGTTGTCGCCGAGCGCGTAGGACGCGGCGCAGACATAGGCGGTGCCCTGATAGGCGAGCGCCTCGGCCGGGTCGGCGGTCTCGATGTAGCCCCAGACGGATTGCGGCGTCGTCCCGTTGAAGAGCGTCAGCCCGAGGCCGCTGAGCGAATAGACCGACTGGTCCTTCCAGATCTGGCCGATCGAGCCGATATAGCCCTCGCAAAGGCCCATGATGAGATCGGCGCTGTAGGCGTAGCCTGACGTCGGCGACGAAAACAGGCCGCCCTTGCCGCTGCTCTGCGCCTGGGTCTGGAAGTTCGAATACCAGAGCACGTTGGCCGACACTTTGGTCTGGCCCCAGACGATCGGAATCGGCAGGGTCGAGACCGAGGTCTGGAGTTGCAGCCCGGTATAGTCGGGCGTGACGCTCGAGCTTTTCTGGCGCAGGAAGGCCATTCAGGCGCGCTCCGCTATTTCAGAGAAATAGGACGCGAACCGCGCCGACCCGATGCGCCGCGCCAGCTCGCCGCTGCGCGCGACCTCCTCCTCGATGACGCGCCGCGCCGGCGCGAAGGCGTGCAGGACGGTGAGCGGCGCCGCGCGGGTGACGATGCCGCCGTGCGAAAAGCAGCGCCCGAAGCGGAACAGCATCACGTCGCCGGGCTCCGGCGCCGCGACGTCGCGCGCGCGGGCGAGCAGAAACCCGAGATAGCGCTCCTCGTCGCGATGCAGCATCCAGTCGCGCGTGTAGGGCCTCGGGTCGAACGGCTCGACAAGCTCGAGATCGCAGAACACGCGCACCATCAGCATCGCGCAATCGACGCCGACGCCTTTGACGTCGGCCGCGTGATGATAGGGCGTGCCGAGCCATGTGCGGGCCTCGGCGAGGATGGCGGCGCGGAGGGCGGCTTCGGTCATGGCCCGCCCTTTCCGTTCGAGGCCGAGCGCAACGCTGCTGCGGCCGGTTGTGAGGGTTGCAAATGTGCGGAAAGCGCCGTCGACCTCATGGCAGCGATTTGTCGAGCGCGTCAGGGCTGTCAAGGGGCGAAGCCGGCCTGCGGCCGCGCGGCGAAGCCGCGCCCTTGACAGCCCTGACGCGCTCGATCTTGTTCCACCATGAGGTCGACGGCGCGGCGCGTGAGGCGCGTAGCGGCGGTTGGGCCGGCCGTGCTCACCCCGGTGTCGCCGGCGGCGCGGCGCCGCGTGGATGCCCGGCACAAGGCCGGGCATGACGGTGGCGCGAGGCCAAAGCGGGCGGCATGGCGACCTCTCAATAAGCAATCTGCGGCGGCGGCACGAACGGGAAACCCCGAAAGTTCGCCGTGTTCGAAAAGCGCGAGCCGCAGGTCGCCAGCGTGTGGTCGCAGCCGAAGGCGACCGTGAAGGCGTCGCCGATCGCGGGCAGCGAGGGCAGCGGATACATCAGCGTCACCGAGACGCCTGCGTTGACGCTCTTGACCGTCGCCGTGACGTTGGCGTTGACGCCCGACGTGATGACGAGCGAACCCTGGGCGTGGCCGGCCGCCGCGCCCGAGAAGGTGAGCACGTTGGCGCTGGAGCCGGGCCCCACCGTCCCGTTGGTCGAATAGGTTCCTTTGACGACGCCGCAGCCCGAATCGTAGAGCGTATGCACGCAGGTCGGCGAATAGAGATTGCGCGGCATGTCGTAGTCGAGAATGACGAGATCGGACGCCACCGTGAGCGTCGCGCTGGTGCGCCCGACCGCGTCGATTGTCGAGACGCGGCCATGGAACAGCGTCACGCCGCCGATCACCTCGCCGCCGATGGCGGTCAGGAACACGCGGTCGCGCTGCACGGTCGCGCCGTCGAAGGCGCCCTCGCGGATCGCGTTGAGCGCCGGCGAGCCATTGATCAGGTCCGTCGGCCGCGCGGCGATGGTGATCTGCTGCTTGTCGACCTCGAGGCCGACGCTGGCCTTGTATTTGAGGCCCTGCACCAGCGGCCCGCTCGCCGAGAAGATCGCGCCGTTGTAGGCGACCGGCAGATCTACGTTGGTCCAGGTGAGGACTTCTCCCGTCGCCAACGTGATGGTGAAGCATTCGGCGAAGGCGAGGATCGCGTCGGGCGCGGCGCGCGCGGCGTTGAGGGCTGCGACGACGGCGCCGCTCGCCGTTTTCATTGCGCCCTCACCGAGCGGAACTTGAGGCTGTCGACCTTCCAGAGATTCTGCATGAACTGCTCGAAGTCGGCCGCGTCGTCATCGAAGCGGCACTGGAAGGCGTAGGAACACGAGGCTTTGATGTCGGCGCCCGACCCCGGCGGCGAAGCGAAGGTCAGGACATTGGGCGCATTGAGCTGGAAGCCGCTCGTCTGCAACACGCCGTTGAGATAGGGCGTGACGCCGGTGACCCAGGACAACGGCTCGGTGAACCCGCCGAGCGTGCGCGTCAGGGTGAAGGACGTCGTCGTCCCGTCGCCGATCCCTATTCGCTGCTGAGTCACCGAATTGTCGGTCGGGTCGGCATAGAGGAACGTCCCGAGCCGGCCCTGGCATTGCAGGAAGAGGCCCATCAGGCTCT